CTAGTAACTCTTCCGAATGGTGTGGGTTATGTAGCGGTATCAATTCAGAACCGCGATACCGTTGCAGTTTATGTAGGAGATCAAAACATAACTGCCGCTTCGGGTGCTAATGGCGGTCATGTTATAGCCGCTACTTCTGGAACTTTTCAAGTGTGGATGCACGGTAATGAAACTATTTATGGAATTTCAGCCGCAGGAACTTCAACCGGCGCAGTATCTATTCTTTACTCAGCATAAAAACTAAATATGGCAGACACATTCGTTCCACCAGAGGGAGTAGCAAGCGCCGCAAAGCGCGCTCTCGAATGGATTAAGGATGGAAAAGCCGGCGATGGATTTACTGATACAGGTCGCGCTCGCGCTTCTCAATTAGCAAATCGCAACGCAGTGTCAAAAGATACAATTAACAGAATGGTGAGTTTCTTTGCTCGCCATGAAGTTGATAAAAAAGCGGAAGGATTTACTCAGGGAGAGAAAGGATTTCCGTCACCGGGTCGTGTCGCTTGGGATGCGTGGGGCGGGGATGCTGGAAAATCTTGGTCAGAAAGTGTCGCGTCTAAGTTCAACAAGGAGAAAACAACTATGGCAAATGATTTTGCTAGTTCGTACGCCGCAATTATTAAGCAAGAAAAACAAGAGGACGGATCATTATTAGTCTATGGGAAAGCAACTGATGACTCTCTGGACATTGACCAGCAAATCTGCGACGACACTTGGCTCGCTTCAGCAATGCCCGAATGGTTTAAGACTGGTGGCAACATTCGTGAGCAACATTCTTCAATCGCGGCAGGAGTAGCAAAAGAATATGAAAACAAAGCCGATGGTCATTATATTTCTGTTCTGGTTGTTGATCCTGTTAGTGTCAAGAAAGTTGAAAGCGGAGTACTTAAAGGATTCTCAATAGGCATTAAGTCGCCTCGCGTAGTACGCGACCAGAAAGCTGCTAATGGGCGAATCATTGACGGCCAAATCGTAGAGGTGTCTCTTGTAGATCGCCCTGCTAATCCAAATGCAAAACTTATGCTTGCCAAGTCAGTTGATGGAGAAACAAGTCTAGTTAAAGTTGAAGAATTTACAGAAAAGGCAGACAAGCCAGATTACGCAAATATGTTGCCGGGTGGAGAAAAGTCCGAACCCGCAGATGCAACTCTTTATTCAAAAGTTAAAGCCGATGCAAAACAAAAGTTTGATGTTTACCCTTCAGCAGTTGCAAATGCGTGGGTTGTTAATGAATACAAAAAGCGTGGCGGTACATATAAAGCAAAGTCAAAGAAATCACTATCAGGAAATGAGAAAAAAATGCTAGCAGAAGTTATTAAAGAATTACACGCAGACTCCGCTAAATTCGATCAGGCTTCATACGATGCCGCTCGTAAGGGTTTAGCACGACTTATCATCTCTGAAGCTAGTGAGATTGGCGATATGGACTCAGACGAGCGCGATGATATTGATACGCTCTTATCTGCCCTTAAGCATCTTTTTAACTTCCGCGATGGAGAGATTGATGAAGATCAAGAGGCTGGTATGGCTCCAGGCATGATTAACCTTGCCGCTGACATGACTTCAAAAGACTGTGAGTGCGATGGTTGCGTTGCCTGTCAGGCTGATGGTGGATGCGATGACGATATCTGCAAAGGTTGCGACAAAATGTCTGCTAAGTCTGCCGATATTTCTAAGTGCCTACAATGCGGATGCCACGATGTATCTAACTCTCACGGAAAGACTCAAGTAGTTATTCCCGGCGCAACACCAACTAACGAAGTTGCAAATGTTTCTACAGCAATAATTATGACCCCTGAGCAGAACGCTGGTTCTATGAAATCTGCCGAGGGCGAAGAAGTTCCTGCCGAAGATGCTCCTGTTGTAGAAGCCGATGCAATCGCAGAAGTTTCTACCGATGAACCAACAACTGAAATTCTTGATGAAAAGTCTGTAACGGCTATTATCGAGAAAGCTGTAAAGAGTGCGACTGATACGGTCAAGACTGAGATTGCTCAACACCTTTCCGCAATTAAGGCGGCAGAGGCTAAAGTAGTAGCTCTTGAATCAGAACTTGTAACGGCAAAATCTGCGGCAATATCCGGTGGCCCTAAGCGCACTGGTCGTATTGCTGTAACTGATACAAATGAACTACTCATCAAAGCCGCTGAATATCGCTTAAAAGCGTCAGCGACATCTGACCAAATTCTCGCTAAGGGATATAAAGCATTGGAGAAAGAATATCTTTCCAAAGCTGGCTCTATCTCCGACGCAGAATAACCCACTCGAAAGGAAATAAATTGGCTCTTACTGCCCCTAAAGCGGCTGACCTTTTTGGAGATGTCGAGTCTCCTAAAAAAGCCGCTAAGCGTATGGACGAATTTCAGGAAACCCTGAACAAGTCCTTTTCAAACCCAAACAACAATGGTCTTTCACCTGCAACGGATCCAACTGCTGCTCTTGAAGCCCTTGCTGCAACTAAGTCTCTCTCACCTGATGCTCTAGCAGGTCTTAACAACGCAATCGCTTCACAGCGTTTAGCCTTGCAGGATATGCAAAAGGACATCACACTTACATCTCCATTATCAACTTCGTTCGCCGCTTTCGACTTGGAAGCACCAGCAAAGTTGCTTACACCACGCCCAACTCCACTCCGTAACAAGATCCCACGCAAAAAAGGCGTTGGTACTTCACACAGAGTAAAGAGAATTACTGGTTACACCGGTACAGGTACAGGTGGACAAGGTCAAATCTGGCCAGGCGTAACTGAATCTACAACCACATCATTCGGATCTATTGCTTTCGAGCGTGGTGCAAAGATTTCGTACACATCTGACGATTTAATCTTGCCTTACAACTCTTACAGCCTCTCAGATTCAGTTTCATTCGATGCTAACTTCTCAGGTCTTGGATACCAAGATCTCCGTCAGCTATCTTCAACTTCAACACTTTACGCAACAATGTTGATGGAAGAAAGAATGATGTTGATGGCTCGCGGAACTGCAACTGGTTATGCTGGCGCTCTTTCTGCTCCAACAATTACTGTTACTGCACCTTCTGCAACAACAGGTCAGGTTGCACTCGCTAACAACACTTACTACATCTATGCAACTGCAGATGCTGGTATCTCAGGTTCTGGTTTTGGTGAGTCAATCGTCAATGGTGTAACTTCACAAGCAACTACTTCACAGGTTCTAAAGATTGTTGTAACTCCTGTAACTGGCGCACTTGGCTATAACATCTACATTGGTACAACTACTGGTGTTGCTAACGCTAAGTATCAAGGAACAATCAAGGGAACAACAGGATTTGTTGTCGGTGCTGGTTCAACATCAGTCGGTGACACTCTTGTTTACTCAACCGCTTCCGCAATCCTAGCCTCACGCGCATCCGCAGACACTTCTGCCTATGCAACAGGTTACGATGGTATTTTGACAACCGTTCTTGGAGCCAACTCTGGTTATATCAACGCAATCAACACAACCTTCTCAAATACAAATCCGGGCGTAGAATTCCAGACTGTATTTGCTAACCTTTACAACTCAGTAAAGGCTGATCCAGATGAGGTATTGCTTAACGGTTCAGACCGCAAGCAACTCTCAGATGCAATCAAGGGTTCTGCAAACGCTAACTACCGCCTACAAATCTCACAAGATGAAACAAGCGGAGTTACATACGGTTCAGTAGTTAATGGAATCGTAAACGAGACAACTGGTAAATCAGTTCCTCTAACAGTTCACCCGTGGCTACCACAAGGTGTTGCTCCAGTTCTTTCATACACATTGCCAATCCCTGATACAGAGGTTTCAGATGTGTGGTCAAACTACATGGTGCAGGACTATATGGGTATTCAATGGCCTGTAACTCAGTTTGCTTATGAGTTCTCGACATATTTCCGTGGTACTTTCTTCTGCGTCGCTCCAGCTTGGAATGGCGTAGTTTCAGGAATTGTTGCCGCTTAGTCCGTACTAAATTAAATGGGGAGGGAGTCGTAATGGCTCTCTCCCCGTTTTCTAAATAAAGAAAGGCGAATGAATGTCAAGACTAGTGCCCAGAGATGGTTTCGCTAAAGAAGTTGAGATTAAAAGACAATCAGGATCTAAACTAATACGCGCTGAAAAATCAGGTATGTATTCGGTAGAAAACCCTACAGATATCAAAGCTCTCAAGGCAGAAGGATTTACCGAGGGCAATTTAGCATTACATACAACTGGCGATGGCGAACGAGGGTACACTTGCAGTAAGTGTGGTTTTGGATCGTGGTTTCGCATTTGCAGTAGATGTAATCACGAATCTACAGACCCTAAGACAGACGGAGATTAAAAAATGGTCGCAGGAGTTTCGCCGATAACTCAGTTTCAGTCAGGTGCATATCTGACCATAGCCGAATACAAGAACGCTCCGACTGCGATTGATTACAACAACCTAGTAGTGGGCGGTAATACCGCCGCACAAGATGCCGAACTTGCCGCAGTAATTCAGCGCGCTTCATCTTTTATCGACATTTATGTAAACCAACCTCTTATCGCTCAAAACTTTACTGAGCAATCTCGCACACGCATGACTCAAGAAGGCTTTCTAGTTCTATCACCCGACTATAACAATATCGTTTCGCTTAACAGTCTCGCTTATGGGTCAGTTCCAACAAATCTTGTGACTGTACCTGCCGCTTCGTTGGCAAATTGCTGGTTCGAAAAGTCACAGGTTATTTATCCCCTATCGCAATTAGGGCTGACTTACTCGTCGCAAGGGCCGTTGTCTTTTGGCTTCCCACCTTCGACTCGATCTAGGATTTATGCGGCATACAACTACACTGCTGGATACTGTAACGGAAATATCGCTACGGCTACTGCTGGGGTATCCTCTTTTACTATGATCGATCCGATTGGCTTAACTGCTGGAACGCTCGTGACAATCTACGACGGCGCTAGTACTGAGCAAGTAACCGTAGCAAATAATTACACATACGGATCAAGCACCGTCATTATCACGACCCCGCTTGCCTTTACGCACGCGGCTGGGGTCGCCGTGGGTAATATGCCTCAGGCAGTCAAACAGGCGGCTATTCTGCTCGCTACTGACTTCCTAAAGGTACGAGGTGACAACTCCCTCACTATGGCTGTCACAACTCGAGCAACTAGTGGGCCGAGTGTTCAAGATATTATCGGATCAGATATTGCGCTTGCTAAAGAATTGCTAGCACCTTTCCGACGGATGCGTTAAATGGCAGTCGGTCGTTCCCAGCTCCGCTCCACTCTTTACTCGTACCTTACGGGTGCAAATATTTCTACGCTTAACCAAATCTTTACTTCTTTCCCAAAGCGTATAAATTATCAAGTCAATGCTACGGCTGGTCAAATGAGCCGAGCGGCGGCTGTAATTTTTATTCAGAGCGAGCGCGAAACTCGTCTTGCTATAGGCGGGGCAACTAATGGCTGGAAGCGTGTAGATTTTCAAGTAGTTTTACAAATCTTTCACCACTCGCTTCAAAATAACGCCGAAAATGCAATGGCAGATTTTGATACACTAGTGGACAACATCAAGAACACGCTCCGCGCTAGTCATAACTTTGGTGATACCACTCAAGTAAATGTCTGGCAAGGCGCAGAACCAGTTATTGATTGTCTGTACGGGGAACCTGTCACCTCCGATAACGGAGCAACAGAGACTTTTGCAGAGATTCGATTTGATGTAACCCAAATGATTCAGGCATAAGGAGAACGATGGCCACCTATCAATACAACGGCGATGAAGTGCGGGAATTTCCTACACTTGTATTAACCGTTAAGCCCGGCGACACTTTTGATTCGTCAGATGAAATTATTTCAGCCGATGTCACTCTTGCTTCTGCACCAAAGAAAACAACACCAACACCAACACCGTCAGCCCCGTCTGACACAACGCTAGGAGCGTGAGTAGATGTCCGTACAAAATACCGCCCGTTCGTATATAGGTATAGCTAAAGAAACTACTAAGGGAACTGCGATTGCAACACCTACCGCTTATATTCCTGTAATTGCCAGCACGGTTAAACCCCAAGATATATACACACCTTTGTATGACGAAGGCTTGCGTGGATCTCTTGTAAAGAATTACAACTACCTACAAGGTCGCGTACATTCGACTTTTGATTTTGGTGGAGCGGCATTTGCTGACACAATTCTTTACCCAATAGCCGGTGTGCTTGGTGAAGATGTTGTCTCAGGATCAGCTCCTTATGTCCACACTCTTGCTCTTAAAAACTCAGCAACAGCCGCCGCAGATGCTCAACCTTCTGCCTACACAATTCTTGATTTCTACAGCGCCGCAGTTCGCACTTACGCAGGTCATCAATTCCACGATTTCTCTTTGAAATGGAACGCTGATGGGCTTCTAGAATATGACGCTAAATCAACTGGGTGGCAGTCAGCTACAGTAGCGACTCCAACACCATCATTTACCACCGTACTGCCAACTACAGTATGGACAGGAACCGTAAGCGTTGCGGGTTCAACTATCTCAAACTCAACTATGGGTAATATAGATATGAAGCGACCAGTAACACCTATTTACGGAATCTCCAATGTGCAGACTCCTTATCAGATATTTGTTGGAGCGTTAGAAGTTACAGGCAAGATTACTTTCCTTATGGAAAACGACACACAACTTACTAACTACCTCTCAAACACACAACCTGCCCTAGTCTTTAGTTGGTCACAAGGAACAGGCGCAACTCAAACTCAAATCCAAGCAACAATGACAAAGGGTGCTTATACACTTGCAGTTGTTGAACGCTCAAAGGATTTTGTTGAAGTTCTCGTAGATTTCAATGCTCAAGGAAACCTCACCGATGCGGGAGTAGCTGGTTACTCCCCTATTAAGTGGGTTGTTAAAAACGCCGTAACCACTTCGGTAGCTTAACCTAGATCGCAGTAGGGGTGGCAGGTTGATGAGGCTCGCCTTCGCCTTATCCCGCGCCCCTACTGTTCTTTTTTTGCTAAGATAATCAGAAGGCTAACTTAGGAGGCACTATGTCAAAGAAAATCAACTTGCCATCAGGGGCAACAGTAACAATCAAAGATGCAAGCGACCTTAAAGTGAAAGACCGCAACCGCATTATGCGAGCAGGAGATGGCGATAGCCAAGCCGAAAGAGGAATTGCAATAGGCAACGCTTTACTTGCCGCCATTGTTGAAGATTGGTCATACGACCTTTTAATTCCTTCAGTTAAAGATTCCTCTATTGAAGAATTACCTATTAAAGATTATGTAGAACTAATGAAGCAAACAGAAGATTTAACTAAGGATTTATTTCCTGACCTTGCTGATACCGATGTCAATAAATTAAACCCTGATAGCCCTTTAGACGGCTCGAACGCTTAAAGGATTTACTCAAGGGATTCCAACGCTCACCCGACCTCAAGTATCCCGATGTCGAGTGGTTCTATTTTAAGTTTGCAGATCGCTTTGGCTGGACACCCGAACAGGTGGACAACCTTCCAGCAGCAAGGTCAGATTGGTTATTAGCGATTGCTGATACCGTTGAGCAAGTGAAGATTGAGCAGATGGAGAAGTAATGGAAAACAATCTGCCCGAAGTCACCGCCGCGTTAAAAGCTTGGCAAAAGCGTATGGACAATGCAGGAATGTTTGCTACGCGGCAGATAACTATTGCTCTCTGGAATGATGCTCGCAGAAATGCTAGTGAAGTTAAAAATCCACCCGTTCAAAGTAATAATAAACTGCGCCATAATCCTCATATTGGGCCAAGAGACGGTGAAGGGCCAAACTACGCTACGGGTAATTTATTTCGTAACATCTTAGCTAACCCAGTAAGACGCTCAGGATTTGAAACTTACAGAGCAAGCGTCGGATCTAATGCTGAGTATGCTCGCGCAGTTGAAGAAGGCTCCGCAAGATGGACAAGTGGGGTAAAATTCCCTTATATGATTCCAGCGAGAGATAAACTTGTCGAGTCAGGTAAAGCCGCGCAATACATTCGAGATGCGGTCAGAAGTGCGATGGGAGGATAGAGATGGCAGGTGATATTCCTCCATTAAATGTAGAGATACTCGTACAGCTCTCTAACCTAACTGCCGCAGTAACAGAGGCTACGGCTGGACTAAATAAGATTGGCGATACAGCCAAAGCGCAAGAGTCTAAATTTTCAGCGTTAAAAACGACAATGCTTGGCGTATTTGCTGGCAATTTAATGGCTAAGGGCACTGAAATCTTAGTAACAGGCTTGCACGATGCGGTTAAGGCAATCGAAGATACACAGGTAGCTACAGAGCAATTATCCACCGCGATGAATAATGCAAAGCAAAATACTGCCGCTAATCGTGAGGAAGTAACTAAGACTTCTGAGAAAATGGGCGCGCTAGGTTTCTCGGTTGCTGATTCTGAAAAAGCGCTTACTAAGTTAGTGACCGCTACTGGATCAACTGAAAAAGCAACAAACATGATGGCGATGGCGGCTGATCTTGCTCGCTATAAGCACGAATCGTTAGCAGAAGCTTCTGCAACTCTCATAAAAGGCACAATGGGAAATGCTAAGGCGTTCAAAGAATTTGGAATTACTCTTGATGCTACCTTGCCTAAAAATGAAGCAATCGCTAAGGCTATGGATCAGTTAAACGGGAAAATTGGCGGTCAGGCAGTTGGATATACCCATACATTCGCTGGTGAGATGGAAGTACTCAAAGCTAAATTCGATGATATAGCGGTAAAGGTAGGCGCAGTAGTAATGCCTATTCTTACAAAGCTAATGGATTTTATTGTGAAAGTAATCATTCCGGGTATTGAGTTTCTTTACAACAACACAATAGGCGCGTGGATTAAGGCTCTCATAAACTTATGGAATACGCATGAAGGCTTGCGGAAAACTATCGTCACTGTACTAGAGATAGTAATAAAAGCATACGGATATTTAATTGGTATTGTGGCAAAGACTGTTGATGTCATTGCAAAAATCCCTGTACTGGGCGCTCCGTTTAAGGCTCTCAGTAAAGGTATAGACGAAGCGGCTCTTTCCGTTGGTAAGTTTGCCGGTGGTCTTGATGGGTTAGCAAATAAAAAGATTGTTTTACCTACACTCGGAAGCGCGCTTGCAACTTCAGGCGGTACTTCTGCCGGGCGAGATAGTGGAGTAACTGGCGCGCTTGGTGCGGCTGGTAATGTAGATAAAGTTGCTATTGCCGCTCAAAAGGCTCTCGATGCTCGTAACGCTAAAATCAAAACGGCTAACGATAAGGCTATAGCCCTTGAAAATGATATGGACGCGGTTCTGTTAGATCGCCAAACAAAAATGACAGACGCACAAACATCTTTGAATGAAAAAAAGTTAGCCGCTCAAACTAAACATGATGATGCCGTTTCTTCAATTCAAACTACTTTCAGCGATAAAATACAAGCGGCGCAAGATGCCTTCGACTCCGCTACCGAGGCAAATCAGATTTCACATGACCAAAATATGCTCAGTATCCAACAGTCATATTCTGATAAAGCATTGCAACTACTTCAAAAAGCCAATGACCAAAGGCAGTCAATTCTTAAGCAATCAATAAGTTTAATGACAAGCGCGTTTGAGACTGCTACTAAGATTGACTTAGGTAACCTCTTTACGGCTGGTGGTACAAGCGCCGCTGGGTTGAAAGATCAACTTAAAGCACAACTAGAGTCTGTCCTTCAATTACAAAAAGATGCCGGAGCATTAGCGGCTCAGGGCTACAATCAATCCTTTATTGACCAGGTCATTTCTCAGGGGCCACAACAGGGAGATGCGCTTGCTCAGTCTGTACTCACATCTAGCCCAGAGACGCAATCTGCAATCAAGAATCTTTATGACCAAATTAACTCTATTTCTCAGACCGGAGTAACTGCTCTAGCGACTAAGATGAATGACGGCGTTCACTTTGCAAACCTAGCACTAGCGGAACAATTTGCAGATGTGGCAGTCCAACTTAACTCTAATCTCACAAGTAACTCAGCGGATTTACAAGATGCCCTAAGTGTAGAAAACGATAAATTTAATGCGGCTATGGTAAAGGCGCAAGATAATCTAGATAAGGCAACTAAATCGGCTACAGATGCCCGTGACCTTGCTCTTAAAAACGCCAAAGATGCTTTAGAAGCATCGCTAACTTCAGCTCAGAACGCTTTCGACAAATCAATTAAGGCAATCTCTGATTCATCTCTGGCAAGATTAAGTGCTTTACAAACAAAACTTATGGCGGTGGCGGCACAAATTGCAAACCTCGGAGGCTCAACGGCAGGCATTAGCACCTACGATAGCTCTATCGGGATGCCTTATACTCCAACCACAAATCTTAACTCTGCATCTATTGTCGGAATGGCTAAATCGTCAAGTCAAACAGGCAGTTTTGCTTCCGTTATTGGATCACTTACACAAAATGTTTATACAACCGACCCATCTCTGCCAAGTATTGCCGCTGGATTAACAAGCGCAATTACTTTAGGACAAACACAGGGATTAATTAGGAGCGGCGCTGGCGGCAGTTCAGGAATGACAAAAATGTAATGGCAACTCTAACCTCACTAAACGCTTACGGCTTTGCTTGGAATGGCTTTGCCTTTGGCGGTACTGGATCTCCGCATCAAATTACTTCTGCCGATGGCATTGAAGGTTTACCTGTAATCCGTAACCAAGATGACACTCAGGGATTCAACGACGGGATGTTTTCAGGTAGGGATTTCCTCGGTGGCAGGACTATCACCCTCACTATCCTTACCTTGTCCAGCAATATAACTGCCACAATTACGAGCGCCACTGCTACGGGAACAGGCATAATCACCTATACAACTTCGGCTTATCATGGGTTTAATACTGGTCAAATCGTCACTATTACTGGCGTACTTTCTAGCGGTAATCCTTCGGGTACGGCTGGAACAGGATTTAATCAAACTTCCCAAACTTTGACCGTACTCAATAATACTCAGTTTACAATCCCCGTGACCTTAACCGATACCTATACATCGGGCGGGTCAGCTAACTCGGTCATGAGCGCGCAGGCAAACTACAATTTATTAAAAAGTAATCTATTGCCTACCCAGTCATTTACATCCTTCTCCACAACTAATCAGTTACAGTTTAAGTTGCCACAAGTTTCGAGCATACAATTCTTTAACGCTCGCGTAAGAGATTCTAAAGCCGCAATTACGCCCGATTTCACCTACGGATACATTACGAGCCAATGGACTTTCTTCGCGCCCGATCCTAAGTTTTATGACAATACTCAGCAAAGCGCATCGTTAATTGGCACAAATTATTTAGGTCGTTTATACCCTCGCGTATATCCACTAACTTTTGGTGGTGGCGCGGCGGGTACTACTATCACTAATAATGGGTGGGCAAATACTTACCCAATTATTACTATCGCAGGCCCAATTACGAATCCCATTGTTGGAAATAGTACACAAGGAACTTATATAACCATTCAAGGGGCTTTCGCAAACACCGATACTTTAGTGGTAGATTTAAGTCAGAGGCTTGTAACTTACAATGGTGCGTCAGCGCGTAACCTTGTTGCGGGTGGATCTAACTGGTTTTGGGCGCAACCAGGCGCGAACCAATTTTACCTTTCAGGAACAGGTACACTAGCGGGTACAACTGCCGCAACCGTTACTTGGTACAACGCATATATTTAGGGAGATAAAATGGCATTCAGAACACCTCCGAGTTGGCTACAAAACGGCTCTCACCCTGCGGAAAATGACCGTTTAACAACTAAAGCAATCTGGCAGACAACGGGAATTGTAAATAGTACCGACTTGCAAATTACTCAAAACGGCGGCGGTAATATGTCGGTCAATGTGAGTTCAGGATATGCCGCGATTGTAGGAACAACACAAACCGACATGGGTACTTATATTGCCTATAACGATGCCTCTACAAACCTTGTTGTAACAACTGCGAGCTCATCTAATCCTAGAATTGATCTTGTTGTAGTCACTATTTCTGATGCTTATTATACAGGAGCATTAAACACGGTTGCCTTCAGTGTAATCGCAGGAACTCCCGCCGCGTCTCCAAGCGTACCTGCCACTCCTGCAAACTCACTAGCTTTAGGGCAAATAGCGGTTGGCACTAGCGTTACATCAATTCTCACGGCAAACATAACAAACTATGGAACGCTTGCAACTAGCCCATTCGGTAATGTGACAACTACAGGCACACAGACCCTTACCAATAAAACTCTTACTTCTCCTGTAATTAATACACCTAAAATCTCATCAACCTACACCGCCAAGACCGCCGCCTACACCTTCGCAAGCGGAGACGAAGGCAACCTGTTCTCAATGAACAATGCGGCAACGCAACAGTTCAACATTCCAACCGATGCCACATTCAACTTTGCTGTCGGCACTGAGATCAATGTGTTTTGGATTACGGGTGCAGGGCAACCGACAATCGGTGCAGTAACTTCTGGAACAACCACAGTCATATCAACAGGTGCGACCAGTGCCACGCCAAAATTGCGTGTAGCCAACTCTGGTGCAACTTGCAAGAAACTAGCTGCAAACTCATGGATTGTATTTGGAGATATTTCCTAGTGACACCAATGCTCGGAATTATGGCTAGTCAAATATCAGGACACCTTTATACTCTTACTGGTAACTACGACTCCATTCAAACGGTAACGGTTGGAAGCGGTGGACAAGCAACAATTACTTTTTCATCTATACCAGCAACTTACAAACATTTACAATTAAGATTTATGTGTCGCGATGTAAGTACTGGTACGGGTGCAGACGATATTGTTTTGCGTTTTAATGGTGATACTGCAAGCAATTATGCTATTCATTATTTGTATGGAATTGGTGCTGCTACTTACGGTGCAGCAGGGTCAGCCACTCAAACTTCTATAAGAGGTGGAGTAGATGTTCAAGGAGGTGTTACAGCAGGAGTTTTTGGTGTAAATGTTACAGATATTTTAGATTATGCAAACACAAATAAATATAAAACAACAAGAAATTTAGGTGGAAACGACAGAAACGGAGCGGGTAGCGCCGTTCTTTACTCTGGTTTGTGGCAGAGTACTTCTGCTATTACATCTA